AGGACAAGCTCGTACCATTATGTGGGACTTGTTAATGGACTTAGGCAGACCCATTATCAAATCTGCTCACATTAACAACTTAGAGATTACTTTAGTTAACGGCAGGAAAATCCTCATTAGAGGAGCTGATAACCAAGACTCTTTGCGTGGTGTGTCTTTGTCATATTTGGTAATGGACGAGGTAGCGTTTATTAAACCAGAGATTTGGGAACGAGTGCTTCGTGCAGCGTTGTCAGATAAAAAAGGTAGAGCAATGTTTATTTCTACTCCTTCTGGTCGTAATCACTTTTATGAGTGGTTTCAGTTGGGACAAAGTGGAGAAGATGAGGATTGGAAGTCTTGGCACTTTACCACCGCAGATAATGAGACGATTGACCCTAAAGAGATTGAAGCTGCAAAGCGTACGTTAAGTTCCTTTGCATTTAACCAAGAGTATTTGTCTTCCTTTAACAACTCAGGCTCTGGATTGTTTAAAGAAGAATGGATTAAGTTTGGTGAAGAACCTAAAGATGGTTCATGGTATATTGCAGTAGACTGTGCTGGCTTTGAAGAAGTTGGTAAGAAGCAAACTAATAAACGACTCGATAAAACCGCTATAGCGTGTGTGAAGGTAGATAACAGCAATGTGTGGTTTGTGGACAAAATTGAATGTGGTCGTTGGTCGACTGAAGAAACTGCGCTTAGAATACTCAAGAACATACAAGAATACCAGCCGCTGGCTGTAGGGATTGAGCGAGGAATCGCTAAACAAGCAATTATGAATCCTTTGATGGATGCAATGCGTAGAATGAACTGTTACGCACACATCGAAGAATTGACGCATGGCAATAAAAAGAAAGTAGATAGGGTTACTTGGGCTTTGCAAGGTAACTTTGAGCATGGCAGGATTGTGCTAAATGCTGACACAGACTTTGAATTATTTGTAGATGAGTTGTTGATGTTTCCAACGCAAGGTGTACACGATGATACTGTCGATGCTTTAGCGTACATTGAACAACTTGTAAGACCTAACTTTGATGCTGACGATGGCGGAGATGAGTGGGAAACTCTTGACGTAATTAGTGGTTATTAATAAGGAACAAAATGGCTGAGAACATGGACATGAACGAAGGTACGATGTGGGAAGAACCCTCTGAGTCCGATAAGGAACTTACTGCGTTTGTTGTAAACCATTGTGATAGATGGAGAGATTCTCGTGATGAGAACTATCTAGAAGACTGGAAAGAGTATGAGCGTATCTTTCGTGGTGTCTGGGCTTCCGAAGATAAGACTCGTGAATCAGAGCGTAGTCGTCTAATTAGTCCTGCTACGCAGCAAGCTGTTGAGACTCGTCATGCTGAAATCATGGAAGCAGTCTTTGGTAATGGTGAGTTCTTTGACATCAAAGACGACATCACAGACATAAACAACAATCCAATGGATGTTGAAGCAATCAAAGCATTGCTTAAAGAAGACTTAGAAAAACACAAGATTCGTAAAGCTGTTGACCAAATTGAATTGATGGCAGAGATTTATGGTACTGGTATTGGTGAACTTATCGTTAAGCAAGAAAAAGAATTTATTCCTGCTACAATGCCAATGCCGGGAACAACACAAGCAGCTTATGGAATACAAGAAAAAGAATACTTCTGTGTTAAAGTAAACCCAGTCAATCCTAAGAATTTCTTAATTGACCCTAACGCTACTTCTATTGATGATGCAATGGGCTGTGCAGTTGAGAAGTTTGTATCTATTCACAAAGTCGTAGAAGGAATGGAAAAAGGTATCTATCGCAAAGTCAATATTGGACCTGCTGCAGTAGATGATGACTTAGAAGTAACTCAAGAAGTCATTCAGTATCAAGATGATAAAGTCAAACTTCTTACTTATTATGGTTTAGTTCCTAGAGAATACTTAGAACAACTTGAAAACAAAGATGGAGAAGAGGTTGTTGACCTGTTTCCAGATGATTCAGTAGCGGACAACTATAGCGACTTAGTTGAAGCGATTGTGGTAATTGCCAATGATGGACTGCTCTTAAAAGCAGAAAAGAATCCCTACATGACCAATGACCGCCCTATCGTATCTTATCAAGACGATACTGTCCCTAATCGTTTCTGGGGTCGTGGCACAGTAGAAAAAGCCTACAATATGCAAAAGGCAATTGATGCACAGCTTCGCAGCCATTTAGATAGTCTAGCCCTAACTACTGCTCCAATGATTGCTATGGACGCTACAAGGCTTCCTAGAGGTGCTAAGTTTGAAGTTAAACCCGGTAAAGCGATTCTTACCAATGGTAATCCAGCAGAAATCCTCTATCCATTTAAATTTGGACAAGTAAGTCCTGAAAATTTTGCTACTTCTAAAGAGTTTGAGCGTATGCTCTTGATGGCAACCGGTACTTTAGATAGCCAAGGCATGGTATCTCAAGCTACTCGTGACTCATCTGGCGCTGGTATGTCGATGGCTGTGTCTGGAATTATCAAGAAGTACAAGCGTACCCTGACAAATTTCCAAGAAGACTTCATGGTTCCGTTGATTCGTAAAGCGGTCTTCCGTTATATGCAATTTGACCCTGAGCGTTATCCTTCTGTAGACATGAAGTTCATTCCTACAGCTACTTTGGGTATTATGGCTCGTGAATATGAACAGCAACAGCTTATTGGCTTGTTACAAACACTAGGACCTAATACTCCTGTATTGCCAATCATCCTCAAAGGTATTATTGCTAACTCTAGCCTATCTAATCGGGCTGAAATGGAGCAAGCATTGACCAAAATGAGTGAACCTGACCCACAACAGGCTCAAATGCAGCAGATGGCAGCACAGTTGCAGATACAGCAAAGTCAGGCTCAGACTCAATCGTTGCAAGCAAAAGCACAAAAAGATGCTGCAGATGCTCAAAAGACCATGATTGAAGCACAAATGGCTCCACAAGAGATGCAATTAAAGGCTGCAACAGCTCTATCTAAGGTAAATAAGCCAGAGAAACAGATGACTGACTTTGAAAAGCGTCTAAAAATTGGTGAATTAGCTTTAAAAGAGCAAGATATTGTCAATCGTGGCAAGATTGTTGAACTTCAGATGAAGAAAAACTAATAAAACGCTTGACTTTTCAATAAAACTGTGGTAAAATACGGCTATATAAGTAAGTAAGCACTCACTTACATTCTCCAAAAGGACAAAGAATGGATGAAAAATTACAAGCCTATTACGAGGCAAGATTCTCGATGATGGCAACAGACGGCTGGAAAGATTTGATTGAAGACGCTCAAGGCTTCTTCGACGGATTGAATAAAGTCGTAGCAATACAGAATGAAAATGATTTGTTTATGAAGAAAGGGCAGTTAGACGTTCTTCAGTGGCTATTAAGCCTTAAAGACAGTTCATCACAGACCTATGAGCAGCTCATGTCGGGAGACTCAGCAGATGGCTCTTAGGGTATTTGATTTCCTCTGTGAAGAGGGACACTTACACGAACACTTTGTTAGTTATGAGGTGACAGAAGTAGCGTGTAAGGATTGTAGTAAACCTGCTTTAAGACAGATTTCAACTCCTACTATCTATTTGGAACCATTTTCAGGGAACTTCTCTGCAGCGGCAGATAGATGGGCTAGAAATAGAGCTGAGAAACAGAAACTAGAGCAGAAACAAAACTCCTAAGATACCTCGTAAGAGCCTTAGATTATTAATCCTAAAATCACTTGATATGGTGACAGGAGACTTTAAATGGCAGCGACTTTTATTCAAGAAGAAGAATTGTTTAACGGCAATGAGCAAGAAGTAGTACACGATGTAACAGTTTCAGACGCTAACGCACAACCTGAAACTAAACAGACTGAACCTGTAGAAGAATTACCTGAGAAGTATCGTGGTAAATCTGCTGCTGATATTGCAAGGATGCACCAAGAAGCTGAAAAGCTAATAGGTCGCCAAGCAAATGAGGTTCATGAAGTACGTTCACTTGCAGACCAACTGTTAAAACAACAACTCGACTCTAGAGCAAGAGAAACCCAACCAATTGAAGAATCGCTTGACGAAGACTTTTTTGTAGACCCTAAACAGGCAGTTAACAGACAAGTTGAAAAGCACCCTGCTGTAATTGAAGCTAGACAAGCAGCTTTAGAAATGCGGAAGATGAAGACGACACAACAATTGTCGGCTAAACATCCTGATTTTTCAGTTATCTCACAAGATGCTGGATTCCAAGATTGGGTTAAATCTTCTAAAATACGTCTAAATATGTTTGCCAAAGCCGACGCTGAATATGATTTTGAAAGCGCTGATGAGTTAATAAGTACCTACAAGGAACTTAAACAAATCAAACAGCAAACTCAAAATGTTCAAACAGCGAAAGCCGAGAACAAAGCTCAAGAACAAGCAATGAGGGCAGCAACTGTAGATGTTGGCGGCGCTGGTGAGACTAGCCGAAAAGTATATCGAAGGGCAGACCTTATTAAACTGAGAATGACGGACCCTGACCGGTACATGGCACTTCAAGATGAAATCATGAGTGCTTATGCCCAAGGACGAGTCAAGTAATTTTAGAATTTATAATTTAAAGGAAATTTATCATGGCATTAGGTACAGACCACGTCACAGTCACAACAGCAGCAACGTTCATCCCAGAAATCTGGAGTGACGAAATTGCCGCTGCTTACAAAAAATCATTAGTAGCAGCTAATCTTGTTAAAAAGATGTCTTTCAAAGGCAAAAAAGGCGATACAGTTCATATCCCTGTTCCAACTCGTGGTTCCGCAGCTTCCAAAACTGCAGGTTCACAAGTTACATTGATTGCAGCAACTGAATCAGAAGTAACAGTATCTATCAACAATCATTACGAATACAGCCGTTTGATTGAAGATATTGTCGAAGCTCAAGCATTGTCTTCACTACGTCAGTTCTACACAGACGACGCTGGCTACGCTTTGGCTAAACAAGTTGACACAGACTTGATTAAATTAGGTCGTGTTGCTCAATCTGGTGCTAACACAGCAGCTTACACCAAAGGCTACATCGGTGGTGATGGTTCCACATTGTATGTTGCTGCTTCTAACAACGCTTCTGCATTGACTGATGCTGGTATCCGTCGTGCTATCCAGCGTTTGGATGACAGCGATGTTCCAATGGATGGTCGTTTCTTCATCATTCCTCCATCAAGCCGTAACACATTGATGGGCTTGTCTCGTTACACTGAGCAAGCGTTTGTTGGTGAAGTTGGCTCTGCTAACACCATCCGCAATGGCGAAATTGGTAACCTTTATGGTATGCCTGTATTTGTATCTAGCAATGCTGATACAACTTCTGGCAGTACTGCAGCTCGTGCTTGCTTAATGGCGCACAAAGATGCAATGGTATTGGTTGAGCAAATGGGTGTTCGTTCACAAACTCAGTACAAACAAGAGTACCTCGGTACATTGTTCACTGCTGACACACTTTATGGTGTTTCAGAGTTGCGTGACTATGGTTCAGTTGCTTTGATTGTTCCAGCTTAAGTAGTTGATTGACTCTGCCCCGATAGAAACTGTTGGGGCAGTTTACTTTAGTACTCTTTCATAAGAGTTTTAAAATAAACTGTAAAGGTACAATATGGTTCAATTCAAATGTATTATTTCTGGTAACATTATTTCTTTTGAACACGAAGTAGATATTTCAACTACTCGTGATAATCCTGCTTATGAGGAAGTAAAAGAAGAAGTTAAAGAAGAAGTCAAGAAGACTGTAGCTAAGAAATCTACTAAAGAAGAATAACCTTGAGCCTATATAGAGGAGCTGGGGGTTCTGGGGACGCTACTAATGATGCTTCTAGTCAAGCAGTCTTAGCAACAGCCGCAGCTAACGCAGCCGAAGTATCTAAGAATCAAGCAGCAGCTTCCGCTAGTGCAGCATCGACTTCTGCCTCTGCAGCAAGTACTTCAGCAACTGCAGCAGCTAGTTCGGCTAGTTCTGCCTCTGGCGCAAGTACTTCAGCGACTAATGCTGCCGCTTCTGCTAGTGCCGCAGCAACATCGGCAACTAATGCAAGTAATAGTGCAACGGCAGCAAGCACTTCAGCAACCGCTGCAGCAGCCTCAGAAAGCGCTGTAAGCACGTCTGCAAGCAACGCTAGTACCTCTGCATCAAGTGCGTCTACAAGCGCTACAAACGCTTCTAATAGTGCTTCTGCAGCATCAACGAGTGCCTCTAATGCTTCTACGTCAGCAACTTCTGCTTCAAGTTCTGCATCATCGGCTACTACGTCTGCAAGCAATGCCAGTACATCAGCAACAAACGCATCTAATTCTGCTACTTCAGCTTCAACATCAGCTTCAACAGCTACTACTCAAGCGGGTATAGCAACTACTAAAGCAAGTGAAGCAAGTACTTCAGCAACAAATGCGGCTAGTTCAGCAACAGCAGCAGCAAGCAGTGCATCGAGTGCGTCTACCTCTGCCACTAATGCTACAACTGCACAAACAGCAGCAGAGTCTGCTAGAGACGCAACATTAGCTGCTTACGACAGTTTTGATGATAGATATTTAGGTGCTAAGTCTTCTGCACCAACATTAGATAACGATGGTAATGCTTTAGTTGGTGGAACACTGTACTTTGACACAGTAAGTCAAGGTATGAAGTTATACACTGGTTCTGCTTGGGTTAATGCTTATGTTCCCGGAACAGACTACCTAGCTAAAGCTAATAATTTAAGTGATTTAAACTCTGCAGCGACTGCTAGAACTAACTTAGGTCTCGGTACTGCAGCCACTACAGCATCAACATCGTATGCGACTGCTGCTCAGGGAACTACTGCAGATTCAGCTTATGCTGATAGGCTAAAGTGGGATGGTGGAGCAACTGGATTAGTAGCTGCTACAGGTCGTACTTCTTTAGGTCTTGGAACAGCAGCGACTGTGGACGACACTACTTTAGTTCATATAGCTGGCACAGAAACTATTACTGGCACTAAGACTTTTAGTGCAACAATTACAGGCTCTATTAGCGGTAATGCAGGAACAGCCACTAATGGAGTTGTCACAACTGGTAGTTATGCAGACCCTGCATGGATAACAGACTTGACAGGAAGTAAAATTAGTGGTACAATAGACGGAGGTTCTTTCTAAGAAAAGATTATGGCGACAATAGTTAAATTAAAAAATAGTGTAACAACAACCGCTGCTCCTAGTTCGCTAGTACAGGGCGAAGTTGCCGTTAACGTAACAGACAAAAAAGTCTGGGTCGGTAACGCAGCTTCTTCTCCAGTTCAAGTACTTGGTGCTGGTGCTACAGTAGCTGGCACAACATTAACCATGACTGGTGATGGAACATTCAGCGGTACTGGTCAAGTTAAGGTTCCAGCAGGAACTACAGGACAGCGTAGCGGTTCTCCTGCTGCCGGTATGATGCGTTATAATAGCACTACTGGCACATTTGAAGGTTATACCACAGCTTGGGGTTCTATCGGTGGCGGTGCTACTGGTGCTGGTGGCGATGCAGTCTTTCAAGAAAACTCTAGGACTGTAACAACTAGCTACACACTAACTACTGGAAAGTCTGCATCTACTGTAGGTCCTATTACAGTAAATAGTGGTGTTACTTTAACTATTCCATCTGGTGAAAGATTGGTGATTCTGTAATGAATTTATATTGGATTCACCACAAAGACCACTCTGACATCTTTAGTCAGGGCTATGTTGGCGTGTCCAATAATGTTGAAAAACGATGGTATGACCACAAAACATATACCAATAATGCCCATTTAAAACATTCTATGGAAAAGTATGGGTGGGACAACTTAATTAAAGAAGTTGTTTTAATTGCCGATGAAGATTATTGCTTAGATATTGAGAATAAACTCAGACCAAGTGATAAAATAGGTTGGAATATTGTAATGGGCGGTGGAAAACCTCCTAGTGCATTGGGTAAGAAATTTGTTCGTTCTGAAGAATATAAGCAAAAACAAAGATTAGCCAAAGTAGGCAAATCCTCTTGGAATAAAGGGCTTAAACTTACAGAAGAACAAAAAGCCAAACAATTTAACCTTGCAGAATATATGAAAGACAGAGTTCGTCCAATGAAAGGCAAAAGTCATAGTGAAGAAACTAAAGAAAAAATCCGACAAACAAAATTGTCGCAATCTAGGAGCAAACAATGTCTAGCGTAATTCTCAATGGAGATACCTCAGGTTCTGTGACCGTTAGCGTACCCGCAGTAGCAGGAACCAATACAGTCACTATCCCTGCATCAACCGGCACAGTAATGGTTAGCGGTAATATGCCAGCTTTTAGTGCTTATCAAAGTTCAGGTCAATCTGTTAATAGTGCAACATTTACAAAAGTTCAATTACAAACAGAAGAATTTGATACTGCTTCTGCCTTTGATTCCACTACAAATTATCGTTTTACTCCACAAGTGGCTGGCTATTATCAAGTAAGCGGAAGTGTTGAATGGAGTTTTTTAACTGGGCAAAGCCTTATTACTATATATAAAAATGGCTCAAGATTTAAAGATGGAAACTTTGGCACAGGCGGTACTGATGGAACTTCAAGCGTAGTTTCTGTTTTAATTTATTTAAATGGTTCTACTGATTATGTTGAATTGTATTGTTATCAAAATACAGGAACTGCAAAAACTACTGTTAATGTATTAACTTCAACTTTCTTTCAAGCCGTCATGGTAAGAGGTGCGTAATGTACGACAAAATTAAATCACTATACCCAAGCCTTGAAGATAAAGACTTTATGACTGTAATCACACTACAAAACGATTCAGACGGCAAAGGCGATTACATTGCTAAATGGGAACACCCTACACTAGCTAAACCAACAGATGAGGAATTATCATAATGGCTTACGGAACAGTAAACGCTGATGTAATACAGACTTCCACTAGCGGTGGTGTACTAGGTGCTGGTAACGCATCTATTATGAAGAATAGGCTCATAAATGGGGCTTTTGTAATCGACCAACGGAACGCTGGTGCTAGTGTAAATAATGATACAGGTGGAACACAATATACATTAGATAGATGGTTTATTTATGGAACACAAGCGTCTAAGTTTAGCGTTCAACAAAATGCTGGTTCTGTAACACCCCCAGTTGGATTTAGTAATTATTTTGGTGCTACTTCACTTTCTGCTTATTCTGTTGGAAGTACGGATTTCTTTAATATTATTCAAAGAATAGAAGGTTTTAATACTGCCGACCTGAATTGGGGAACTGCCAATGCTAAGACTGTAACCTTGTCATTTTGGGTACGCAGTTCTTTAACAGGTACTTTTGGTGGAGTTTTACTAAATGGTGCTGCTGACCGTTCATATCCATATAGCTACACTATTTCATCTGCTAACACTTGGGAACAAAAATCAGTAACTATTGCTGGTGATACAAGCGGAACTTGGGTTGGTTCAACCAACGGAACTGGTATGCAAGTTCGATTTGGTATGGGTTCTGGTGCGACATATACAACAACTGCTAATGCTTGGGCTAGTGGGTTCTACAATCAACCAACTGGCTCTGTAAATGTAGTAGGAACAAACGGAGCAACTTTCTACATTACTGGTGTTCAACTAGAAGTAGGAAGTAGTGCTACTGGATTTGAGTATCGTTTATATAACCAAGAATTAAGTGCTTGCCAACGCTACTTTGAAAAATCTTACAATCAAAATGAAGCTGTTGGTGCAAGTGGTGTACTTGCTTTTCGAGTGTATGTAACACCTTTTGTAGGAAATGAATATAGTGCTAGTTTATATTTTAAAGTTTCAAAAAGAACCGCACCTACTATGGCATATTACACAAACGGAGGAACACCAAATGTTTGGGTAGCATTACCTTCAGCCTCAAACAGAACCCCAACAACAAATACTGTTGGCGAAAATTCTTTTGAAATATCTGTTGCTAGTGTAACTGCTGATAGTACATTACAAGGCAGTTGGACTGCTTCTGCGGAGTTATGATTATGTATAAACTTTTACCTTTTAATCCAATAGTAAGCAATGTTGAAATTGTTGTGCGTTTATCAGATAACGCTAACATCCCCTTTGACCCTGACAACACAGACTACCAAGCCTACCTAAAATGGGTTTCTGAAGGCAACACACCATTACCAGCGGAGAATACATAATGACCACAATCATTAACGGCACAAGTAGTGCTATAACATTCCCTGATTCTACTGTTCAGAATACTTCAGCTATTGTTAGTGGATATGTACCTTATGCAAATCTGCCAGCAGGTAGTGTATTGCAAGTGGTTCAAGGTACTTACTCTACAAATACTTTTAATTCAACAGGAACATTAACAGATACAAATTTAACGGCAACAATTACCCCTAAATTTTCTACAAGCAAAATTCTTGTATTAGTTAATCAGGCAGGGGTAGTAGCCTCAAATTCATTAAGTGGTGTAACACTTACCTTGTTTAGAAATTCAACATCAATACTTGGGTTTGGTTTGTATATTGGCTACGCATCCGCAGACAATATTACAAATGCTTCAACTGCTTATCTTGATTCACCAGCGACTACTTCAGCAACAACTTACAAAACGCAATTTTGTAGAACAACTGGTTCAGGAAATACTATTGTTCAAGCCAATGGAGCTTCTTCTACTATTATTCTTATGGAGATTGCGGCATGATTAATTTTTTAAATGCAATTCACAAATTAAACCCCAATGTTGCCGTTATTCGTGGCACTACTGCTTACGATGCAGACGGAAATGAAGTAGCTTACGACCTACAAGCCGTAACTGCACAAGCTGAAGCTGATGCACAAGCAGTCATTGATACAAAGGCTTCTGCACTAGCTAAACTAGCCGCATTAGGTTTAACCCAAGACGAAGTTAAATCTTTGATAGGTTAATAATGACTGAACACGCAAACGAAAGTATTAAAGTAGCTGGTGATGTCATTTCTCTAATGACTGTGCTAGGTACTCTAGCGCAGATTCTACCTGCTATTGCTGCTCTGTTAACTATTGTGTGGACTTGCTTTCGGATTTATGAAACTAAGACTGTACAAGGTTGGTTAGGAAAGACACCTAAAGAATGAGAGAAATATCAGTAGGTAAAAACCTTACTGCCAATACTCTAACAACTTTATACACTGTTCCAACTCAGAACACAGCAAAGTGGCACACTGTCTTTGCACACAATGCAGGTGGTTCTACTAAACACTTTAGTTTGTGGTGGTACGACAAAAGTGCTAATACAGAAATTGTTGTGGTATTAGAATATAACTTGGCTTCTAAAACTTACTTTCAATTAGATGGTAATTCTTATGTATTTCTAGAAGAAGGCGATGAAATTAGAGTTAAGTCTGAAACAGGTTCTACTGTAAGTATTATTGTTACTGTAGAGCAATCCTACAAACAAGCAACTCAACATGGATTCTAAGGAGTAAGTATGAAAAAAGCTAAAGGCATGGCAAAAGTAGGTAAAGTAATGCACGAGTATAAAGCTGGTGAACTACATAGCGGCAAAGGCGGTCCTGTTGTTAAGTCTCGTAAGCAAGCTGTAGCTATTGCTCTAAGTCAAGCAGGAATGGCTAAAAAACCAATGAAGAAATCTGCTGGAAGAGGTCGCTAATGAAGCAGGGACTTTATTCCAATATCGCTGCAAAACGAAAGCGTATCGCTGAAGGCTCTGGTGAGCGTATGCGTAAAGTAGGTAGCAAAGGCGCCCCTACTGCTAAAGACTTCAAAGATTCTGCTAAGACTGCTAAGAAGAAGAAATAATGCCAAAGAAAGCATTTCAGAACCCTGAAGGTGGTCTTAACCAAAAAGGTAGAGACTATTACAACAAGACTACTGGTTCTAAACTAAAGCCACCAGTGTCCGCTAAAGAGGCTGCAAAGTCTCCTAAGGCTGCAGGTAGACGGAAGAGTTTTTGCGCTCGAATGGGCGGTGTAGCAGGTCCTATGAAGGACGAAAAAGGTAGACCAACAAGAAAAGCATTAGCACTTAAAAAATGGGATTGTAACTAATGGCAACAACATACTTACAAGCAGTTAATAGCGTACTTCGTAGACTAAGAGAGTCTGAAGTGTCTACTGTTAACGAAAGTGCTTATAGCAAGATGATTGGCGAGTTAGTCAATGATGCTAAGTCTTCTGTTGAAGCAGCTTACGGCTGGAACGCTCTTACACAAACCTTAACAGCTACAACCAGTGCTGATGTCTTTAGTTATGTCTTAACTGGTTCAGGTGTTCGCTTTAAAGTATTAAATGTTATTAACGACACTAGCAATACGTTTTTAAGACTTGCTCCTTTGTCATTTATGACACAACAGTTTTTACCTACAACTCCACAAAAAGGTACTCCAAACTATTACATCTTTAATGGTCAAGATAGCAACGGAGACTCTCTTGTAGATTTATTCCCTATTCCTGATGGGGCTTATGATATTCGTTTTAATACAGTATTGCCACAAGCACAATTAACTTCTGACAATACTATTATTAAAGTACCTGCAGATGTGGTAATTCTAAATGCTTATGCAAGAGCAGTAGTTGAACGTGGAGAAGACGGCGGTATTCAGTCTTCTGAAGCCTATGCTTTAGCTAAGAATTTAATGTCAGACTATATTTCATTAGAATCTAATCGTTCTATTGATGACACTAATTGGATTCCAAGTTGAGCAAACAGCTTGATACTTCGTCAATTGCAGCACCGGGATTTGCTGGTCTAAACCTTCAAGATGCTCCAACATCTTTAGAGGCTGGATATGCTTTAGAGGCAAATAACTGTGTTATTGATAAGTTTGGTCGTATTGGTTCTCGTAAGGGCTGGACTACCTATTTACCTGCTAACAGTGATTTAAGCACTTCAGCAGTTAAAACGATTGCACAGATGTTGTCTCCTACAGCAGGTAATAATCAACTGTTTGCTGCAGGTAACAATAAGTTGTTTTTATCTACAGGTTCAGCATTAGCACAAAAGTTAATTCGCAATAGCGGTGATACTGGTAATGCAACTTATACCATTACAGACAGTCATTGGCAAGTAGCTTCTTTACCTAGTGTAACTAATGCTAGAGCAAGAGCTGTAGTTGCACAAGCAGGACATAAACCTTTATACTTTAATTATTCTACAGTTACAAATGCTTATGTCTTTCAAGTATTAGCAGATTTAGCAACACTACCTGTATCGCCGATTGCACACACTAGCAGCACATTTACACCAAACTGTGCGATAACGGCTTATGGAAGAATATGGACTGCAGATATTGCCAGTGATAGACAAACAGTCTATTTTAGTGATTTAACTAATCCGTTAAACTTTCAAACAGGTACAGCAGGTTCTTTAAATATTGCTGATGTAGTTGGTGATGGAGACCCTATTGTAGCTATTGCTGCACACAATGGTTTCTTAATCATCTTCTGTGAAAACCATATTCTGGTATATGCAAATGCACAAGACCCTTCTGCATTGACTCTATCAGACAATATTAATGGTATTGGCTGTATTGCTAGAGATTCAGTACAGGCTACTGGTACAGATATTATCTTCTTATCTGCTACAGGAGTTAGAAGTTTGTCTAGAACAGTACAAGAGAAATCTATGCCAATGCGAGACATCTCTAAGAATGTTCGAGATGACCTATTAGAGTCTTTAGCTAGAACTTCTGATTTAAAAACTATTAAATCTGGATATTCTTCAACTGAAGCAATTTATGTCTTATCTTTTTCTGAAGATGATAATACCTATTGTTTTGATACAAGAAGTGTATTACAAGATGGTTCATTAAGAACAACAACTTGGACAAAGATTAAACCTACTGCTTTTTGCACTACAGCAACTAGAGAGTTTTTATTAGGACAAGCTGGTTATATTGGTCTTTATAACGGATACACTGATAATGGTTCAGTTTATCGTATGAGTTACTATTCAAGCTATTTTGACTTTCAGCAGCCTACATTATCAAAGATTCTTAAAAAGATTGAGATGTTGTTGATTGGAGCGCAGAATCAAGACGTTACAGTTAAATGGGACTTTGATTTTAAAAAGGCTTATCAGTCTGCAGTTACAGTCATTGCTCCTTCAGTAATCGCAGAATATGGTATTGGCGAGTATAACATCGGAGAGTATTCTGGTGGTATAATTATCTTTACCAATAACATTAATGGTAGTGGTGCAGGTAAAACCCTACAACTAGGATTTGAAACAAATATTAAAGATAATGCTGTCTCACTACAAAAAGTGGATGTGTTTGTTAAGGGTGGAAAAAAACTATGAGTAATTATACAAAAGCGACTAACTTTGCATCTAAAGATGCTTTGTCTACTGGAAATCCATTAAAGCTCGTTCGTGGAGCAGAAATCAATACTGAGTTTGATGCTATTGAAACTGCAGTGAATACTAAAGCTGATTTAGCGTCTCCTACCTTTACTGGAACACTTACAGCAGTTACTTTAGCTGTTTCAGGTAACGAAACTGTTGGTGGCACTTTAACTGTAACAGGTGCGCTAGAAGCTGCATCAGTTGATGGCGGTACATTCTAATCATGGCTACTATTGTCGACCAACAATATACCCCTACTGAGATTATCAAGAAAGATTTGGCTCGTGGTGGGTTTACTAAAGAAGAAGACAAACTATTAAAAGGATTTGTTGCTTTAATTAATGCAAAGAAAGCGGTTCTTGTTCGTCATAACAACACTGTATTTGTTGGTATTCGTAAAGAACCCGGTGTATTAGAAGTACATATGTATACACTAGACCCTTTGGCTGTGTTACCAGAAGCAATGAAAGTTGCATTTGATTCAGTAAAAAAAGCTGGTGTTAAAAAATTACAATCTGAAACTACAAATCCTAGATTGATTAAAATGCTAGAAACATTAGGACCAGTAAAGACAACTAAAAAAGGTAAAAATATTGCATGGGAACTGGAGATTGCTAAATGAGATATAATTTAGAATCTACTCTTCCAATCAATGCATTTTCTCCTCGTGCTAGAGGTCCTTTTGCTTTGGGAATGACACTTGAAGGGGGTAATCCAATACAAAGTGTTGTGAACGCTGTTTCTGATGCAGGACAGTCTATAGCTAACGTGGTGTCTGATGCTGGCACATCTATTGACAATGCGGTTATTCAACCAGCTATTGACGACCCTGCTGGTACTGTAATAAAAATTGGCGCTATTGTTGCTGCCCCAGCTACTGGTGGTGCATCATTATATGCTATTCCAGCTTATACAGCCGCTAAAGCAATTGCTGCAGGTATTCCACTAGAAGACGCAGCTAAGATGACTGCAATCTCTGCTGCTGCTGCATACGCAGGAGTTAGTGTTGCTGACTATGTTGGAACTCTTGCAGAGTTTGGTACAGATATTGGTTCACAACAAACAGCAATGTTAGCTGCTCAGAACGTTGGTATCGGCACTGGTGGTGCAGCCTCTACAGCGGCAGGACAAATTGCCGGAGGAGCTGCTGGTGGTGCTTTAGTTTCAGGAGCTACTGGTGGAGATGTTGGACAAGGATTACTAGGTGGTGCAATAAATGCCGGTATTGGGGCTGGAGTCGGTGCAACAGTCGATGCAGGTGCAGGATTACTTAATCAAACAAATACAGGAAGTACACAAATGGAAGACTGGTTACTAAATAGCGGATATTATGATAATCCTGCTAATATAGATACATACACACCTCCCACTGCAGCAGATTTTTCTCCTGTAGATTACGGACAAAACTCTGGTGACGTAGAAGCTCAAGCAGGTGGTTTTTATGGTGGAGCTGCTCCAGTAAACCCATATACTAATATGTCTGATGCAGAACTCACTGCAGCCCTTGCTAGTCAGAATGGTTCCAATACTAGCACTGCAATGAATTTGATTAAACAGTATGGAGCACAAGCTGTTAAAGCCTTATTAGGTGGTGCCGGTACTGCTGCACAAAGAAGTGCTTTAGGTTTAGGACCATCACAAGGTGGTTTACTTGGTGCTGGTGCAAACTATTTTCTAAATCAAAGTCAACTAGGACGTCTCAATACTGCTTACAATCAAAATGTAGCAGGACAACAAGCTGCAACTAAGACTGCACAGGAACAGGCTTCATTTACTCCTGTTGGAATGACTACTGCTTTTGGACAGTCTAATTTCCAGTATGACCCTAATACTGGTAAACTAATTTCTGCTGGTTATACTCCTACTTCACAAGTATCTGGACAAGTCCAAAACTTGTTTGGAATGGGTGCTCAAGCACTGCCAACTACTACTAATACTCAAGATATACAACAACAGTATATTGAACAACAACGAGGATTGTTGGCTCCTAGTCGTGAACAACAGTTAGCTTCTTTGCGTAATCGTCAATACCAACGTGGTACAGGAGGTTTAGCTACTGGTGGTACAATGGCTGGTTATGCTCCTAATGCAGAAGGACTGATGGCTACTAATCCTGAACTAGCAGCATACTATAACTCTTTAGCACAGCAAGATGCTCAATTAGCTGCTAATGCTCCAACCTATGCTCAGAATCAGTTAAATGCTCAAATTGCAACTGGTACAGGCTTGTTTGGTGCTGCTAATACTCTTGAAGGATATGCACAACAACCATTATCATTGTCTACTGCTCTTGGCACTGCTGGTGCTACTGCAGGTGCTAAAGCTGGTTATTATGGTTTATTAGGTAATCAAAGCGCACTAGCAACTCAGTTACAAGGACAACAAGCAAATATTTATGGACAGGGTGCAGCGCTTGGTTCTGTCGTTAATCCACTAGCAACAGCAGCAAGTCAAGGTCTTAGTAATGTACTTGGCAACTGGTTATCATAAGGAATAATTATGGCAGATTTATTTGACAAAGAAGAGTTAGGTGTTGTTGGTTCCTTATTTGGTACAAGTCCTGAAGGTATTGCTTTAGCTCGTGAACAGATGGCAGCTAAGGCAGGACAGTCTGCAGGTACTAATTTATTAGGTGGTATTTTAGGACAAGCTAACGTATTTGCTGAAAGAGGTGCTACTGGTCTACGTCAAGTACTTGGACAACAAGACCCACAAGAGCGTATTGCTGCACTGCGTCAGCAAGCCTCACAACAGTTTAATCCAAACACTCCAGACGGATTAGCACAGATTGCACAGTTCTTAAATCAAAATGGAGATGCTGCTGGTGCAAGACAAGCTGTTATGTTGGCACAGGGTCAGATGCAGAAGTCTGCTACTCTTGGTAAGACAATGGAAGAGACTCGTATCTTAGGTCGTAAAGAAATTGAAGTAGGTGTCCCCGGTAATCCTGAGATGGTTCAGAAAATCTTAGTTGATAAAGATGGTAACATTATTCAAAAGATTGGTGACCCTTACAGTCGCTTTAGTCAAAAGACTACTATTGATGCAAGAACTTATGGTCCTAAGAATGTTCTTGAGATTGATAAGACACAAGCAGAAACCTACGCTACAGCGTTAAATGCTGCTGCTAAGACATTACCAACTCTTGACAGGATGCAACAATTAATTGATACGGGTGTAATTAGTGGCACTGCTGCCGAAGCTCGTACAGCTACTTTAGGTGTGCTACAAGGTCTTGGCATGAACACTGAAAAAGCGACTAAGAGTTTAGCTAATACAGAAGCATATCAGAAAGAACTTATTAACTTGTTACAAGGTGTTATTAAACAATACGGAACTAACCCTTCTAATATTGACGTAAAAACAGCTTTACAGGGTTTGCCAGAATTGGTAAAATCTCCACAAGGTGTTCAACAAGTTTTAACTACATTAGTTAAATCAAATCGTGAAACATATAATGAAGCTAAAGCTGGTCTAGAGTATTTCCGTAAGAATCAAGGTTCTTTCTCTGGATACGAGCCAAAAGTTCCATTAGGTCTTGTAGAACAACCTAAAATTAAACTAGATAAGAAATTAAGCGAGATGTCACCGGCAGAACTTGAAGCTGCACTAAAATAATAGGATTATAATGGCTGAATATACTCGTGAGCAAATACTCGCAGAATTAGCAAATCGTCAACAAACTAATGCACCAAGTCCAGCAATGGACATTCTTCGTGGTGCTACTGGTGGTGCTACCTCTGGCGCTGCCGGTGTTGTTGGACTTCCTTTAGAAGTTGCTAATCTTCCTAACGCTATTTCTAACTATCTGGCTGGTGTGGGCGAACCTTCTCCAACACAAGCAATGCGTGAGCAATTAGGTGTTCCTAATGAGCCTCGTAGTGGTCCCGGACAGTTTGCCTACAATTTCATGGAAGGTGCTACTCCAGCCGCTGCAATTACTGGTGCTGCAACTTTAAATCCTGTATTAGCTGCTGGAGCTGGTTTACTTGGCGGTGTTACTAACGTAGCCGCTAAATACTATGCTCCTGAAAGCCCTGTAGCACAAACTTTGTTTGGTCTATTACCTGCAGGTGTTGCTGGTCTTGCTAACGTAGCTCGTACTCGTGTTCCTAAAGTTCCTGTCGCTGGCGAACTTCCTGAAACAAGTATGACTGCAACTGCTGGTCAGAGAACTGGCTCACAAGCCCTACTTCGTGCTGAAGCCAATGTTGCTTCTACAGCAGAAGGACAACCAATCTTTAAACAAGCTGGTTTGGCTAACGTAGCGTCTGCAGAAGACTTTGCAAATAAGATGCAGCAGTTTTCTAAGAATCCTAATTTAACTGTAGCTGATATTGCTAAAGGCGCAGAAGATGCGTTTGCTTATCAGAACAATCGTATTCTAAACAAGTTTCGTGTTGATAATCGTCGTGCTTTTGATGCTGCAAAGCAAGAAGCTGGTGATGCTCGTATTTTTGATACTACTAATGTAAATAGTACTCTTGACAACGCTATTGCTACTTATGGCGCTGATACAATGCCAATGGAGTTACAAGCCTTTTCTAAGAAGCTACAGCAAGTTAAAAACAATCTAATTAAAGAAGCTGAACCAACTACTATCTTGGATGCTCAAGGGAATCCAATGGTGCTGAAAGCAGAACCAACAACTGTAAAGTTAACTGTTGATGAATTACAAAAGAACTTAGAGTCTTGGGGTAAGTCTGCTAAGACTGGTTCTTACACTGTTGATGGTGTCAATCTTGGTGATGTTACCACTGGTACTGTTAAAAAACTTTCTCGTGATGTTCTTAATGCGTTTAGAAAAGACTTAGACGCAGCTAATGTTCAAGGAATTGCTGGTGCTGAGAAACTTGTTGCAGCTCGTGAGCAGTTTAAAACTGGATTACAGAATGTTAACGAATTTCAGAATCAAAGCCTTGTTAAGTTCTTTGGGGATACTAAGGACCCTACAGCCGTTGTAGAGCGTCTACAGAACGCTAGTCCAACTGAGCGTGTCACTATGTTTAGAGTGCTAGAAAATAGCCGTCCTGAAGTTTTAGATAGCCTTCGTAGTCGTGCTTTAGGTAATGTCATTGAGCAATCTGGTGGCGACTTAACTAAGTTGTTTACCAGTCTTAAAGACATTGCTAAACAAAAGGCAGAAGCAGGTGCTATTAACACTAATGATTTCTTGTTCCAAACTCCGCTAGAAAAAGCTAAAGTAAATACTTTGATTCGTGATTTAGAGACTGTTACTCGTAAAGTAGAGATTCCTAAAGAACCTGCATCAGCTTTGTCTCGTAATACCGGTGAAGCTGCTGGTGTTGGACTGGGATACAAAGCAAGAATGACAACTAACTTTGCTCAAGACGCTTGGGATAGTATTTCTGGTGCTGTATCAAGCCCTGAGAAGTTGGCATGGATGATGACTAATCCTAATGGACAATCTTTAATTCGTGAAGCAGCTCGTTTAAAAGCAGGACAGAAACTGCCAACACAGATTAAGTCTGGTTTAGATTACCTATCTTCAGATGCTCTAATTGGTGGCACTGTCAGCGCTACAGCACAAGCACAAGGTCGTGAAAGCGGTCAAGCGTTGCAAGCTGCTCCAGCAGGAGAAACAGTAACTCGTGAGCAGATTCAACAGCGCTTAAAAGAACTACAACAACAATAATTATACACACTATACACACGATGAATAACTATGTCCGACCTATTTGGATTAAACGAAGGAGTAAAGACACTCACAGGTAGCCTAGATGCTAGTCGTGAGAGTGGTAAAGCACTTGGAAAACAAGTTGAGTTAATTCAAAAAGATGCAATAAATGTAGCTCAACAACAAGCTAAAGAAAGAAGAACTGCTCAACGAGAAGCAGAGTTTAAAAAACAACAAGCTATCTTTAGAGCATTGGACGAATACAAACGTCGTAAATTGCTGACAGACCAAGAGGTCGAACTTAAAAAACAATTTATCAAACAATACGGCACTAAAGAATGGGATTCTGTATTGAAAATTAAGACTGAATTAGAAGCGCTAGAAAAACTCAATCTTGAAGAATTTCAGCACGATTTGAAATCAGTAAGAAGAGTGCAGTTTTGGTGTTTTTTTGTAGCTGCGTTTATTGCGTGGTATTTAACTTGGGGTATTAAATAATGTTAACATTGATTTCAACTGCACTGTCCTTCTTAATGGGTGGTTTACCTAAACTGATGGACTTTTTCCAAGACAAGTCTGATAAATCCCATGAACTACAGATGGCTCAGATGCAGACTGAACGTGAACTTCAGATGCTAGAGCGTGGCTATGCTGCACAAGCTAGAGTAGAAGAGATTAAGACAGAGCAAGTAATGATGGAAACACAGGCTCAAGAACGCTCTGCAATGTACGCACACGACATCGCTATAGGTCAGGGTGCTTCTCAGTGGGTAATCAACCTCAGAGCCTCTGTAAGACCAATGGTGACTTATCTATTTGTGTTCCTATTAATCGTGGTTGACATTGCGTCTATTATTTGGGCTTGGCAATCAGGTGCTCAGTTTGCTGAAGCTATTCCACTGATATTTGATGCTGATGAAATGCAGATACTTGCTTCTATTATTGCCTTCTGGTTCGGTACTCAAGCCTTTGCTAAAAAATGAAAGTAAGTGATAAAGCACTTGAAGTTATCCGACATCATGAAGGTGTTAGGACTAAGCCTTATCAATGTCCTGCTCTTCTTTGGACTATTGGTGTTGGTCATGTTATTGACCCCAATCATGGGCGGATACCACTAGCGGAGCGTAAAGCGTTACCTATCCCTGAAGGATGGAATAGGACAATAACGATGGGAGAAGTAGATGACATTCTTAAACGAGATTTGGCTAACTTTGAGCGAGGTGTCGAGCGATACTGTCCTGTTAGTCTTACACAAGGGCAGTTCGATGCTCTTGTCAGCTTTAGCTTTAATGTGGGTCTTGGGACACTACAGCGTTCAACCCTCCGTCAGAAGATTCTTCGTGGAGATATGGACGGCGCTGCAGAAGAGTTTCTCAAGTACACGATAGGCGGAGGTAAAGTTTTAAAAGGATTAGTCAATCGTCGCAATGACGAAAGAGCCTTGTTCTTATCATAAAAAAGCCCTCCGAAGAGGGCTATAAAGTACTACCACACACAAGGAATTAGATTTCGCAGTTTCCTGCAGTGCAACTTAGCATCTGAGCACCTTCGACATTATCGTCATATTCTTTGAAGTTCTCCCAGTCTACTGTATCCGGAACCAGCAACTTTAATCTGTTGTAGGCTTCTTCATCACATTCTTCATAAGGTGCTTGCTTGTAAGTGCCGCCATCCATCGGCAGGAAAGACACACCAGTCACTTCATCAAAGTGTTTGAATGTCCAAGCCCCTACATCCATCCATTCGTTCTCTAAGACCGATATAGTTACTGACGGCTTATGCTCACAGTAGTGACGCTGAAATATCAACCACAAGCGTAAGTGCTGAATAGCAGATAAGTCTTCACGCAATAGTCCACCTTCAGCGACAGCAACAGGAAAACTAAATACTGTTGTTGATTCAGGCTTCATTACACAAGGCTCTGCAACAAATCCAGCTTGAATCATAAACTGTGTTAAAGGGTCTTTATTATCAGCTCGTACACGACGAATATAATACTTGCTGTGTTGAGGATGAATACCAGACGCAGTACTACAGAGTTGTGAGACTGTTCCTTCGGGCTTAATTGCAGTAACAGCAACAGATTGATTAATACCAATGGCAGCAGCGTAGAAAGCATTAGTTGAGACAGCAAGGTCACGAAGTTTCTCCAATCGAGCAGGTAAGTCTACATCATCAGGATTATTCAATAAAGTGTTATCACAGATACCAGTCATTGACACACCTAAAAGTGCTTCTTCTTCAGTGTTCTTTTGCCACACTTTACGCAAGTAAGGAAAGTCTGTTAACGACGCTTGAAAAGTGCCAAGAATTGTTGCCAAACGAATTTTATTGCTGATGGAGTCAATATCATCATCGCTACGAATAATACAGCTAGATAAGTTGCAAAATTGATAAGGACGTAAAATAATTTCAGAACAAGGGTTAGTACCGAAAGCATAAGTTGCATCACGACGTCCATTCTTAGCAGCTTGAACTTGACTTGCTTCTCTGTTGAAGATTCCACGCTCTCCTGAGTGTGATTCATAAATAGAACTCCATTCACGCATAAATTGACCAATAGAGGGTGTCTCAACATAAGTAGCAGAATTGTTTGCTAATGCTCTTTGACCTTGACCATCCCACCAATTACCTGCTTTAGCATGAGCCATCTTATCGTCTGATAAGTCTGACAAGCTAATCATTGCACTCCGTCTGACTCCACCCACAACAACAACTTCCCCGATTTTGCACAGAATATCATGGCACTCAAGGGAAGTGAGACGGCGACCTGTTGCTCCTCTAAACTTGGCGACACAGAACTTATAAAGCTCTTCCAAAGGTCCGGGTCCAGAAGCACGTCCACCGAAGGTCTTGAGTCTTGCTCCGGCAGGTCGAACTCGTGATACGTCGAACTTTGGAACTTCGCCAGAGTATAAAAGAGCCAAGAGTTGACGAAGTGATTTCGCCCATCCTTCTTTAGAATCCGACACAACAATAGTAGTCTTACTATCAAACAACTGCTCCGGGACTTCAGGTAACTTCTTAACATATTGTTGCTCCACTGAGAAACCGACACCGGTGCCACAAAGAAGAATATACATCGCTTCGTCAAAGGCTTTAGGGTCGTCAATCGGTAAATATGAACAGTTAAATGCAGCCACGTTCTGACGCTCTAGCGCAGGTCCTGCTGTCATTACTGCTCTCATACTAGGAACTACATCTAATGCAACTACAGCTTGTTCTAGTTCATTACGCAATTCTTTAGTGAGTGTATAGTTTTGTTTTGTTGCTAGATGCTTCTCCATGAAATCAAAATATCGTGCCACTGTCTCATTCCAGTGTTCACGACGACCTTTATCGTCAAGATAGCGACTGTATCTTGATTTAGCAATAAAAGTGTTATACGGAGTCATTGTGTATGGCATATCTTATAAAACCTCTTTTTCTAGTCTATCGGCATTGTCCTCAATTTTATCCGAGAACATCTCTACTATATCTTCACTGCTGATGTTTAAAAGTTCTAGTAGCGTTATCTCATCTAAAGCAATGAGACGTTCTTTAATTTCATGCAAAAGCAGTGGCATAGTTTCTTTCTACTTGTAATACTTATCTACTACATCATCATAATTATCTATTAAAAACTCTAGATAATGCTGAATTTTCTCTAGGTCTTCTCGTCCGTTTTTATAAGGGAAGCGAAGGATGTATTTTACCACATTATGAGACCATGGGTCAAGTCCCCAATCTAATGCTATTGTCCAAGGTTGTACACCTTTTTTATAGTGTGTACCACCTACTTGTTTTGATAGTGTGTCACCGGGGTCTTCCATACCATCTTCATATTTTGTTAAGACATCATATCCATAATGCGCTGGCATTGCTATCGGGTTATGCACAATGTTTTACCTCCACAGTTTTCTTAGTAGCTTTAGTTCCTTGACTCCAGCTTCCACAATCCCTGCATTGATACCTTTGGTATGAGCCGGTTGTTGAAACTGCTGTACCACGCTTTTGAAGACGAGTAGAGCCACAAGTCGGACATCCGGTAATGTCTTGATACAGGTTACGATTAGGAGCGTTCTTAATCCAAGGCAGAAGATTGTCGTAAAGACTCTCTAATAAAACTACGTCTTGAATGTTGTACTCTTCCATTCGCTTCCACGCATCTTTGTCGCCATTCATGCACTTTACCCACAACTCATGTCCTTCGTGAGCGTGTTTGCTTCCTAGACCCAGACGTTGAGAAACATAATCCAGCTTATTGCTAGGAAACCTAAAATTACTACGAACCACACGCAAGAGGTCAATCTGTTTATAAGGCGATGGTGGAAGTAATTTGTTGAGGAGAAATTCCTTGTTAAGAGTAGGAATATCAAACTTAGTTCCATTGTAATGGATAACAGCAGCAGCAGAGTCCAGAAGAGCATGAATACCTTTCAGCATTGTTTTAGGTTTAGATTGGTGAACAGAATCAAAATAGATGTCATCTTCACCAAGCCACTTAGCGGCATAGCATAAGACATACGAGGACTCCATTAACTGATTGATACTGACGTTTTGCTGCCACAGACCCCAGACATGGGCTGTGTTAGGACTTGTCTCAATATCTAACAATAGGATTTTCACTGTGTGTTGTCCTCGTCATCAAACAACGAATCAATTGCTTTTTCACGCTTACGATGCTGTAACACCATTTCAAACTCTTTCTTAGAAATAGCATAGTCATGCTCACGTCCGTAAGGATGGTCGGTAATAAACAGAATCTTTTCTGATATTCCATAACCATATTGAGCAGATAAAAAGTCACCAAACTTTAGGACTAATTCTGTCCAAGAAGTGCAGTCTTCTACACTAAACTCTTTAGTAATTAAACCATCTGCACTATGTATTTCAAACTTTACTTCCATATTGTTGTCATCCCACATTGTCATTCTCCTATTGTGCCATTAAGTCAAATAAAATCTCTGCATCAATTACTGCTAGTGGTTTACAGTTATTTTGTTTAATAATAACTATTGGTTCTCCATCACCATGCTTTTTGCATTGTTCATAGTAGTTGTAGACGGCTATCTTTGCTAAAGATTTACACTCAAATGTTGCTGGCATTTCTTCCTTAGCAAACTGAGACATCACAACATCTTCACCATGACTACCCATTGGACAACTGCGTAAGTCCTTGTCCGTCAGTTGTGGATACCGCTTCAGGAGTTCCGCTACCACCCACTTCTGGAGGTTTCTTCCCTTTGCTTTTGCGCTTTGTGGTTTCAAGTGTAATTACCTTTCGTTTAGTAATCATCTGTTTAGGAATCGTAATACTGTTGTTACACATTCCTTCAGTGATTGTTCCTGCTAATTCAATCTGTTGTTCATCTTCAAAGACTACAAAACCCACTGTCTGGCACTTTAAATCTTCACGCTTAGGTTCATGCCACTCGCCCTGTGCTAACGCATCTAACCATTCAACTAAGACAAGTTTGGAAGCTGCCAGACTTGGTTGGGTTCTCTTTGGAGCCACAGTAGCTGCCCGTTCTCCAACACTCGCTGCTGGTCGCCCTCGTAGGCTTTGAGGACTGCTTGATACAGTTCGTTTTCGTTTGTACATTTCTCTAACACCTTTTTAGCTTTAACAGGACCAATACCTTTCAGTCCAACAATATTATCAATCCTATCGCCAGTCAGTATCTGAGTATAGAAAGCAACTAAACCTTCAAACTCTGAGACGTAATACTTTTCTTTCTTGCGGTAGTTGTAATGCCACCCTCTAAATTGATTGAGGTCTTTGTCAATATGAACCATGATGGTTTCATCTTCAGGAACTGCGTAAGCAGCAATACCAACTGCATCGTCTGCTTCAATTCCTTGCACTACTGTAAAGCCCCACGACGTCACTAAATGACATCTAAGTGCTTGTAAATGAACAGGTTTTTCTGTTACTCTCTGACCCTTGTATGGAGCTGTAACTGCTACAACATCACGAAAGTTTCCTTTACCTGTTAGGAATCCTTTGTAATCTTCACAGTCCAGTTCCATACAAAGTTCAGTCATTGTTTCTTCAAGTCTTGCTATTGCAATAGACTCCTCTGTATCATTACTAGAGAACCCTACTGCATAACAAAGGCTATCAGCATCAATGAGAGCGGTTATCACAGAACGTCGTCGTCCAAATCTTCGATAGAAGCGTCATCACCATTAGCGTTATATTTAACTAAATCAGTAATGATAATCTTCGCTAAAGAGGCAGATACACCATCCTTGTTTTTCCACTTCCAACTGTAAGGCTTAATTAAAGCAATTGCTTTAGAGCCGTTACCAACTACATCTTTAATCTCGTTACCATCTTTGTCAAATGGCTGGATAGCGTAGTTTGACTTCACTGTCAAGAACCAACCCTTTTCAGGTTTGTCTTCACGCTTGCGTGGTGCAAGACCAATAGACTCCAAGGCTTCAACGGCTGCTGTTGATAGGTTAGCCAAGTCACATTGAAACTTGCCACTCATGTCGTTTACTTTGTCAAAGAAAGCCCACTGAACTTCTGCTTGAATCTTAACTGGTTTTAATTCCATTTTAAATCTCCTTATCTACTACGTTTAGAAATACTGCCTGTTTATTATACAACAACTTACAACTATTTGATTCCACGATGTGAAATAGTTTACTGAAGTGTTTGATTTGAATAATCTAAACTAGCTTCAAGTGTTCCGTCTTCAATATCCAATACTGCGTCCTTTAGTAGCTCGTAAGTTTCTTCAATATCAAAGCTAGAACTTAATGAATAAGTCCCATCTTTATATGCAGACACAGCAACCATGCCGAGTAGGTTTTCATCTTTTTCTTTTGTCATCAATGTGTCTCTTTCCATGAGTTACCTACTTTAAATTCTCCGTCCAATGGACAGCGCATATTCAACACTATACCGGCTTCTTTAATTGATTGCTTACCTAGCTGACCTGCTTCGTCAGCACGATTTTCTTCCACTTCAATTTGCCACTCATCATGAACATTGGCAACCATCTTAAAATCTATCTTAGACTGCCGTAGTTTCTTATGTAAGATAACTACAGCTTGCTTCATAACGATTGCACCAGCGCCTTGCAATAGTGTGTTGAGCGCCGAGTGCTCTGCACGAACGAGTAGCTTGCGTCCGTCAAGACCCGGTAGCCATCCTTCTTTAGCGTAGATACGAGCCACTTTCTCTCTAAGAGCTTTAAGTTTCGGTGTGTTTCGTAAAAAAGAATCAATGAGCTTCTGTCCTTCTTTCGCAGAACCTCCAACAATCGACCCGATTTTGGCACTTCCTGCACCATAGAGAAATGCATAGATAAACGTTTTAGCTTGATTCCTCGTTTGCAGCCCAGCAGCGGTTTGGTTCGCTGTGTGGATGTCGCCTTCAGTAACTTCATGTGTATATACATCGTCGTTCATATAGTGAGCCAGCATCCTCAACTCCAATCCTGAAGCATCAATACCGACTAACTTATATCCTTTCTCTACTGTCCATAAATCCCGACACTCGTGTCCGTAAGGACTGCCACTATTGGGAACCTGTGCCATATTCGGATTCATGTGTGTCATACGACCTGTGACAGCGCCGTTGGTGATAACACGACCATGAACCCTACCATCTTTACCAAGAGCGTTTAACCACGATTCAATCTGTGCTATCCGCTTTTGGAGCATCATGTATTCTGCTAAGGTTTTTGCTTCTGGGAAGTCGAGCGTTTCGAGTACGGCTTCGTCGACGATGACCGACCCTTTTTCTGTAAACTTGTTAGGTTTCCAACCTTTCTCGATGAGTCTTTCTGCGATTTGCTGCCGACTTCCGGGGTTGAACGGCTCGATGATGTCTTTGAGAGGTTTACCTGACGTTTTGTGAACTCGTCCAGTGGTGACTTTATCTGGGAAGATGGAAGCCATTTCAACTTGAATAGTGTCCAGCTTAGTTTTAAGTATAGATAATAATTGTAAAGCCCCAGCTTCATTGAGTTTGAAGCCGTTTCTTTCTTGTTCCGCAATGATGATTGCGACCTCATGTTCGAGTTTGATACTTTCTTTGGAATAACCATTTTTCATCTCCTGAGTTAAATGTTCATACAACTTCTTTGTTACTAATGTGTCTTGGATACAATACTCTTCCATCTCCTTTGACCAACCAGCATCAAAGTCTGTGAACTCGCCCTTAGCAAAACCTAAGCGTTGTCCCCAAGCAGCAAGGCTGTGTCCGTCTTCCAAACTAGGGTTATACAGCCTAGACAACACTAAAGTATCCACCACCTGTAACTTCTTTACAGCAACACCCCAAACTCGCTTCAATACTGGGAAGTCAAAAAAGATGCCGTTGTGTGCCACAATTTCACTTGCGTTGTTAATGTAAGTCTGTAACAACTCAGGAGTCTTAAAAGTAAACCATTCGTCTGTGTCAATGTTACGAGTAACAACGCACCAAATCTTGTCGTGTGCTAGGTTAGTTTCAATGTCAAGAACTATTCTCATTCTATGATTGTAACCAAATCTGTCAAACTAATCAAGTACATTCTGGAAGTGTTGTCATCACCACCACGAACCATTTTAGGCATATTCTTTGTAATATAGGAGCGTAGTTTGTATACCGGAAACACTAAGGTCATAACAATGTCATCGCCCTTAGCAAGATTATGGAACCAGTAGTCTGCTTCAGTAGTAGCAATTCCACTAGGACGACCACGACTCTCAAACTCAACCACAATGTTACCGGTTCTGCTCCACATATCTCGCTCAGTCTTAACCTCTATTTTGCTGTTCTGCAACATATCAGCAACTTTCTGCTCAAATACTTGTCCGTATTGCAAGTCAAGGTCAAATCTTTTGTCGTTGTTCATAAGCATAATTTTATCAAGCCTCCTAAGTACATCAATACAGCAACTGCTTCAACAACAAACAAAGCATAGTCTTTTTGATAGACACCTGACCAAGTCCATAATCCGCTACCAATCAAACCAAACCAAAGGTTTAGTGGAAAGATGTTAAGGCTTGTCAAGGCAATTCCAATCAGACAAAGAGCTGTGCCAGTCCACTTAATCATTCGATTCCGTAACGTCCATTCGTTTAATCTCATGGTCAATTAAGTTTTTAGCAGATTGAACAGCCAAACTTAATCGTTTCATATCTTCTAAATGGTATTCTGCAATGATTCCATCAGGAATACGATAAGACTCTAACGATTGTCTAATAATTTCTTTTAGTGTTGTTTGAAACGATACCGGTTCATCGGAATCACCAAACCAAAAGCCATAATCAATAGAACCATTCTCAGCAATCCAAGCATAGCCATCTAATTTAATATTCTTCTTACTCATACTTTTCTCACTTTTGTCCACGCAGCTAAATGTACCGGATTACCATTAGAATCTTTACAATAGCTATACATACCATCAATGTGTCCGAACCAATACTCTGTTGCTAAATCCAACGCATCGTGTATTGGCGGTATTTTTATTTCATCATCAACAATCTTAAACTTATCGCCTTTTTGTAACTCATACAACGCACAATTATGGTCTGCAATATCGTGTTCGTTAATCATTTACCCTCCGCAATAAACTTATCAACGGCAACATCAATCTCGTTACCAATCATCCAGCGCCATTCACTCATGTCGCCATTACAGGCAATCACAGATGGAGCTACTAGGCTAGTATCAACATCCCATGACGCACTGCGTAGCCAGCGATAACGCTCTGCATCGGCATAGATTTCAGTGTTGTCCTGTATGCGACCAAAGACATCCTTATTTAGGGTTCGTAGTCGGTCAATCTCTAAGCATAGTGCGTTGATGTAATTGCGAGTAACAGAATACTCATCCTGTTTTGCATACTCTCTTGCTGCTTCAACTAAATCTTTCATAGTGTGTCCTGTATCTCTAACATTCGTCCGGTTTGTCCATTATACAACAATGCGCCACAATTACCAGTATAGCCACTGAAGCGGTTCTTTAATACACGCACTGAGGTAGTGTTACGCTCAATCATATCCTGTGCCTGTCCATTGCGCTCTAATCCTATCACAATGTCAGACAACTGAGCAATAGCACCGGAACCACGCAACTGTGCTAAGGACGTTGCAGCGCCTTCCTCATGACCCTTACTATCAGGACGTTTCAGATGTGAAACACAAATCAAAGCAATGCCTGTTTCTTGCACCAACATACGCAGCTTAGTCATTATGGAATCCAGAGCTTTGCGCTCATCACCAACATCGCCCCCACTAACAATAATACTAAGATGGTCAAGAAAGACGTAGCCACAATTAAGACCTTTAGCCATATAGCGCACTCTATTGACAATATTTTCCAAAGAAGTGCTGCCGAAATGGTCAAACAAATAAATGCGGTCACTTCCGAGTGTTCTATCAAAAGCATCTTTTAATTCCTCCGGTGATACATCAACATCAGGTAAATGAATAGGTTTGTTTACTGCCAAAGACATGAGGGAACGAGCAGTCTTACGCACTCCCTCTTCAAGAAACATAAGTCCGATTTTGTCAGTTGTCTTGTTAAGTATGTGCCATACAATCTCTCGCAGAAATTGAGATTTGCCAAGTCCGCTTCCTGCAGTGACCATGACAAGTTCCCCCTTGCGTATGCCATATGTGAGTTTATTAAGTCCCTCGTAAGGGTAGTCGCAATCAGCCTTCTCAATAGGAGCCGATACCAGTTCCCACAAAGTGTTACCTTGCACAATTCCATCAGGGATATAAGACTCAGCAGCCCACCAAGCATCAACAAATTCTTTGCCAGAACCATTCTCAAGATAATCACACGCATCCTTATATCCTTTCTTGTGCTTCATTACTTTAACTTTGCCACCAAACAACTCAGCAACTGCCTGTGCAGCCTTCTGACCCGGCTCATCCGCATCAAAACAAATCACAATGTTCTCGAATGAATCAATCCATTCATATTGCATTTTGCAATCCTTTAGCGCTGCTTGTGCGCCGTTGCGAACACTTACACAAGGATACTTACTACCTTGCATCTGATAACTCGCTAGAGCATCTAATTCACCCTCGCAGATGGTTAGATAGCGACCAGCTTTAGTAAATAGATTTTGTCCAAAAAGAGTAGCTTCTTTAAAGTCACCAGCAATCGAAAATGATTTAGTTTCAACATCCCTAGTCTTAACTGCCGACATAACTCCATCAGCATCAAAATAAGGGTAATAGTGTTTACCTTCGTTTTGTCTTACTCCGTAGGCTATGCAAGTAGCCGAAGTAATACCACGACTAGCAATAGAAAGAGAAGAAGAATTGTCATAAAAGTTTAAGTCCTTATTCATTGGTTTAACTACTTTCGTATGTGTTGTTGTCCCATCCCCAGCGACATAGGTTTCACAAGCAAAACAGTATTGATGATTGTCGTCAAACAAACTGTTTGCATCGCTACTTCCGCAGTTCTCGCAGGGAATGTGTTTGAGGTATTTAGAGTCCTGCACTATCGACATCCTGTAAATCATAAGCAATATCAAGCACTTCCTCTTTAGCAATCTTTTCTACTGGCATCTCTTCAACAGCACACCAGCAATCCTCTTCCGTATCGCCATAAACTGACACAGAATAAGACACAGTCACAGTAAATGTAGCAACAACACCAACAGGCTCTTCTTTGTAATAAATCATGGTTTCACCTCAATTATTCCTTGTTTAACTCGATAAGGATACCTAGATTCAACATAAAAGCATCTAAATACCCCGTCCTTAACACTTAGCCATCCATACCAATCGCTATTATTGGTAGTGTAATTCCCACATACCTGATGGTCTACTTCAAGCATAGCGATAGAATACCCCACAAACGCACTAAAACACGCTACAAGCGCATAACGCAACATCGCCTATACCTCGGTATCAACGACTGGAATTAAGCGGTCTATTGCTTCGTTTAAGCGGTGCCTAAAATCCGTCATAATTTCCTCATAGCCGTATTGTCCGCACAATGCCACCATCTCTTCTAAGACAAAGTGTTTATGCAACTCCGCCTGAGCATATTCTAGCTCTAATCCCGACATCTCATCAAATTCCAACATAACAACCTCCTCTAAAATTAAGACACAGATTACAACAAAAAGACAAAAAACACTGTCGTTTTAAAGCAACAACTACTAAAAATAAAAGACTTGACACAATTTCAAAAATTCATTATAATGCCTTAACAACATAGACTATCGTTAGATTGTTGTTTTATGTAAAAACTATTAAAACCTATGCACAGTAACAACATAGTCTATATAGGTCAATACTAGCGCTCTTGCCAATAGTCCTCAATTCCGTCATCTTCATAGTCGTCTATGTAGTCATCTTCCTCCAACAATTCGCCGTTACCGGTATCGCCTTCGCTTAACAGGTCGTGCCTTACCATAACAGGGATGTAAGCATCTACTGATTTTAAACAGGTAGAGCACATCTCAAGGAATTGCCTAGTGATACCATGTCTTACAGTAGATTCATAGTCATTTAATGCTGTATTGCAACAAATACATCTCATAAAACCCCCTCTATTCAAGAAAAACATAGTTTAACATACTTACCCCTTAACTCTTTACGAAGTCGTCTATAAAGCCCCTCTAATGGCTCGCAATAGCCATATCATCACCTGAGTATAGACTACAATGCCAGCCAGCCAGTAAAACCATTTATATTCATTCATAATTAGACTTTCGTGCATGATGGCGGCATATTCGGACAATAGTAACAACTGATTAAACCCTTATCGGTGACAATGGTTTGAATGGTACAAGCATAGGCAACCATATCAACCAAAAACCACAAGGCAGCCACTAACAATAGATTTTTAATCATTCTGTTTCCCTTTCATAGTATTTATCATATATTTCAGACTGCCAAACATTTATAGAATCCCAACTTATACCAATTTCAGGGTTATTACATCGCGCGATTAGCTCCAACACTTCTCGCGATTCTTCCTCGGTGAAAGTAATATATTCACCATCGCCCGCATAAAATTCTGAGACATCATCAATAGACCACCAATCACAATGCCAGTCAGGGCTAGTAAGGCGTACAATGTCGCGCGGGTCAGGTATAGATTGACCCTCAGGTAATTCAATCTCAATAATTACTTTCATGGTTATTCCCCTTTATATCCTAAGTAAAATTCATCTTCTGAGCCGTTAAGTGTTACACCATCGCTCCAAGTTAAACCAATGCACGATTCGTTATGGTTGCAACAAATCAAATACTGCCCCAGTTTGTCGCGTATAACATCATAGGCGCTATTTACCCAGTGAACGCTATCACCTTGCGCGATAGCCTGTTTTATTTGGTCTAATGTCATGTCAAAACCCTCCAGTCCGATAGACATAAATTAAAAGCGGAATCGTAAAGCATAGGAAACCAACTAAGCAACCCTGTAAGAATTTAATCATCATTTGCCTCGCTTTCGTCTGTTGTCAAATCGTTAACGTCCAACCAATCACTAAAACTACAATTAAAGGCAATCGGGTCTAATTCCTCCAATACTCTACTGGCACAAAAACTAATTCCAATCACGCTAACCTCGTGCAATTCGTCCAGTTCGTCTCTAAAGCGGTCAAGTGCGACATCTTCGTCAATATAGGTATAAGTCATTTTAAGCCCCTTATTAGATTGCTTCGTTGTTTAGATAGGTAACACCCTTGCGAGTGCTAACATTAGCCCCTAAAGCCCTTAGACGGCTTTTAGTGGTCGGAGTTGACCAACGGCGTAGAGTGTCGGTGTTAGTCATTACAAAACCAGTGCCACCATTTACATCGGCTATGTGGTTGCCGTGTAGGAATACTGCACAATTTACATCGTCAATAGGTCGTACTGATGTATTGCCTGATTGCCAAGATTTACGATTGTAAACAGCGTTAAGCATTTGTTGTTCAATTTTTCTCATTTGTAATACTCCAATCTAAAGTTAAGATAATGCGTTTGACTAAGACACCCTCTCGAGTGTTTCGGGTATTGAACCCTCATCAGTTAGTCTATACAGTCTGACCCCAAACCTCCGCTAAGTCAATATCTGATACCAACTCATCAAGTGACTGGGTGTCTAACCCCTCCAGTATATCTTCCTCCAACATTAACAAATTTTCCAGCAGTTGCTCCCTTGTGAATGTTTTCCACTGGATTAACTCACTTCTGAGAATGGTTTGAATCTTTTCTTGCTTGGTCATAATATTACTCCCTTATCTAATGATTAAATAATAACTGCCTTCCAATCAGAGCCTTCGCCCGTCATTACTTTACAGTAGTCCTGATATTGTGACCATGTAATTTTAGCGTGTAAGACCCAGCGAGATTTGTTTAACAGGTCTTTTTCCCACCAAAGTATTGCTACTGATTTGCGTTCGTATGTCATTTTAAATACTCCCTTATCTACTGTTTGACTAAGACCCTATTTCTAGGGTTTCGGCTCATTAAGCCTCTTCAGTTAGTCTTCGTAAACACCCAGTTCACCGCCATTTATCCACTCAGCGTGAAGACCAAATTTGCTGAGTATGTCTGTGATTACTGGCGATACACCAAACTCCCAGTCTTCCCGCATATAAGCGTAGTAGTCACAGAATTTGTAACTGTCAGCCTCTTCAGCGCTGATTGCAAAGTGTTCCATATCGCTACGCTGATAGGTTGGTACGCCAGCGTTTTGTAGAGCCTGTAATGCTTTTTTGTATTTAGTGATTGTTTTCATTTTGTTTCCTTATCTACTGTTGTTGAGAATGATTCTTATTTACTAATTGGTGTTGCCTGTTGCGATGAATTCAGTCTGAGGCTTTGTCGATTATCTGTCTAATGATTTATTACTATCGTTGTTTATAAACCAATAGTCTAAAACTATTTATCTAAAACGACCCGCTAGCCCTTTGTTTATATAGAAAATTGCGTTCGTAAACAGTTAAGGGCTAAGTATCATCTCAGGCTAAAACAGCTCTAAAGCCCTGTATTGCAGTCTAAACAGTATCTCAGGGTAAACCCTAGTATGTCTGTGTTGTTAGTGTCTACTAACTTAATTCTGAGCTGTGGAATGTTAGTAATGACTAACTTTCTAGAGCTGTGAAGTGTTAGTGATGACTAACTTAGTCCCTGCTATATAGGTGCATCACCGCAACACACACTTGCCCTGTATAGAACTACAGTGTCATAAATACAACACTATATAATTTGGTATACTGTTGCGCTAATACAACACTGTGGTATAGAAACAACGCTGTAGAATGACACAGATATTGTAAGTAAGCACTTACTAACATAGGGGGGGATGGGGTAGACTAATGTTATTTATAATGGCGGAGCAGCATAGACATACAAAAGAGTAAAATAGGACTTATGCCAACACAGACCTAAGTAGTTGATAATAAAAGATAAAATAGACAAGATTGTTTATAATGGAAAATGCTCACCTCTGAAGGAGGGTCTGCGGAGGATAACACTGTTAAGGTAGCCCCGCTGTCTAACACAATCTGTGCAGTCGATAGACCCCATTAGAAGTGCTTTAAACACTGTTTATAAAATAATGCTTGACAGAATCACGAAAGTATGCTAAAATCGCTTTACAAGTGAAAAGCACACAATAAAGATACTGTACAGTCCCCTTCGGGACGACAAGTTATAGCGCCCTGTAGCAAGGGGAACAACAGCCAACAGGCGTTCCCCTCTCCGATAGCGAACAACGAATCTTCCGATAGCACTCTATAGTATTAGTAGGGCTTTAGTTTTTTTTATGTCTCCTTAAAGGATAAAGACTCATGTCGGATGATTTGTCTTCTAACGAAGTGTTGGTGGTTGAAAAACCAAAGCGTCCGAAGATTAAAAGACGTGAAGTAGTAAATGGTAAACCTAAGCGTGGTCGTCCCACAAAGGCGGCTATCGCCAAGAAAAAGAATCCCGGCATACTGGGCAGACCTCCCGGTGACGCTGCTAGGATAGCGGAGTTTAAAGCTAGACTACTAGCCACTGCTGGTGATAGTGTTATTACAAAGATTATAGAAACTGCATTGGCGGATGGTCATCCAGCGCAAGGTGCAATGCTCAAGTTTTGTGGAGAACGATTATTACCATTATCTAGCTTTGAAGCTAAGAGTGGTGGTGGTACTCCGCAGATTAGTATTAATATTACTTCGTTAGGTTCTCCTACAATAGAATCTTCTGAAGTAATTGAAAACGATGTAACAGATGTTGTTATAAGAGATATTGATGACAACACTTGATTTTAAACTATTGAATTGGCAACAGACAGTATTTAAAGATAATACTCGATTTAAAGTTATTGCTGCTGGTCGTCGTTGTGGTAAATCACGATTATCTGCAATCACTTTATTAATTGAGGGTTTGAATTGTCCTGAAGGTTCTAGTGTGATGTATGTTGCACCAACACTAGGACAAGCTCGTACCATTATGTGGGACTTGTTAATGGACTTAGGCAGACCCATTATCAAATCTGCTCACATTAACAACTTAGAGATTACTTTAGTTAACGGCAGGAAAATCCTCATTAGAGGTGCTGACAACCAAGACTCTTTGCGTGGTGTGTCTTTATCATATTTAGTAATGGACGAGGTAGCGTTTATTAAGCCAGAGATTTGGGAACGAGTGCTTCGTGCAGCGTTGTCAGATAAAAAAGGTAGAGCAATGTTTATTTCTACCCCTTCTGGTCGTAATCACTTTTATGAGTGGTTCCAGTTAGGACAAAGTGGTGAAGATGAGGATTGGAAGTCTTGGCACTTTACTACTGCAGATAACGAGACGATTGACCCTAAAGAGATTGAAGCTGCTAAGAGGACACTAAGTTCCTTTGCATTTAATCAAGAGTATATGTCTTCCTTTAACAATGCTGGTTCTGATTTGTTTAAAGAAGAGTGGATTAAGTTTGGTGAAGAACCTAAAGATGGTTCATGGTACATCGCAGTAGACTGTGCTGGCTTTGAAGAATTAGGTAAGAAACAAACAAACAAACGCTTAGACAAAACGGCTATAGCGTGTGTAAAAGTAGATAATAATAATATTTGGTTTGTAGATAAGATTGAGTGTGGCAGGTGGTCTACTGAAGACACGGCACTAAGAATACTTAAAAACATTCAAGAGTATCAACCAACCGCAGTCGGTATCGAGCGAGGAATCGCTAAGCAAGCAATTATGAATCCTTTGATGGATGCGATGCGTAGAATGAACTGTTACGCTCACATTGAAGAATTAACGCATGGTAACAAAAAGAAAGTAGATAGGGTTACTTGGGCTTTGCAGGGTAACTTTGAGCATGGACGAATTGTGCTTAATGCTGAAACTGACTTTGATTTATTTGTAGATGAGTTGTTGATGTTTCCAACGCAAGGCGTACACGATGATACTGTCGATGCTCTAGCGTACATTGAACAACTTGTAAGACCTTCTTTCGATGTCGATGATGGCGGAGATGAGTGGGAAACTTTAGATGTGATAAGCGGATACTAATATGAAATGTCCTATTGAAACACAAGACGTAAAAGCTAATCTTAAAAACAGAGACTGGGCTTTTAAGAATGTAGGCTATGGTCCTGCTAATCCAAACGAACCTAATGGTGCTTTCTGGAACGCTAAAGCCAACGAATGGCAGACTGATGTAAAACAAGCTAAGTCGATGCGTTGCGGTAACTGCTCTGCCTTTATACAAACCCCACAAATGATGGAATGTATTCGTACTGGTATTGATGCAGAAAAAGAAAGCTACGCAGAAGATGT